ACTACTCTCAAACAGTAATGTTTATGGGTAAAGATAACCAACAGTTTGACTACCATATGAAATTACACTACTCTCAAACCAGCCTGAGGCACTTGCTTCGATAGGATTTGTTTGACTACCATATGAAATTACACTACTCTCAAACGAACCTATTTCCGTTATATACGTCCCTATAGTTTGACTACCATATGAAATTACACTACTCTCAAACCATATAAAATCAAATCAAATTCAAACTGGTGTTTGACTACCATATGAAATTACACTACTCTCAAACAGTATGAAAAATGTTAAATTGATTATTAGTGTTTGACTACCATATGAAATTACACTACTCTCAAACGCGGTCCGATTATCACAGGCATAACGTCAAGTTTGACTACCATATGAAATTACACTACTCTCAAACAAATGGTGGTTTTAAGATACTATAAATCAAGTTTGACTACCATATGAAATTACACTACTCTCAAACTATCGTCTATTGTAACAATAGCTTTGCCGTGTTTGACTACCATATGAAATTACACTACTCTCAAACAGTAATGTTTATGGGTAAAGATAACCAACAGTTTGACTACCATATGAAATTACACTACTCTCAAACTTTTAAAAGGTGTATCAGAACCAACTTTATGTTTGACTACCATATGAAATTACACTACTCTCAAACACCATAGGACAATGATTATATACTTCAACAGTTTGACTACCATATGAAATTACACTACTCTCAAACTTTATGTTCCTCTAAATATATTTTAGATATGTTTGACTACCATATGAAATTACACTACTCTCAAACTTGGGATTACATCTAAAGGCAAGTTAAAGAGTTTGACTACCATATGAAATTACACTACTCTCAAACCCTTTGCAACTACAGTTAAAAATCTAACATGTTTGACTACCATATGAAATTACACTACTCTCAAACTTACAAAAGAATCCGGCAGTAAGTTTTATAGTTTGACTACCATATGAAATTACACTACTCTCAAACTAGCCCGACACACTTGCTTCAATTGGATTTGTTTGACTACCATATGAAATTACACTACTCTCAAACTACTTTTGTGATAGCTCCACAAAGTTATATGTTTGACTACCATATGAAATTACACTACTCTCAAACCTCAACACATTTACGGTGCGGAGTATTCGGTTTGACTACCATATGAAATTACACTACTCTCAAACAAACACAAGAAAGATTTGAAAATCAATTAAGTTTGACTACCATATGAAATTACACTACTCTCAAACTGGGAGAAATCCAAGTGGCAAACAGCACAAGTTTGACTACCATATGAAATTACACTACTCTCAAACTTATTTGTTATCATATTAGTTAGTTATTTTGTTTGACTACCATATGAAATTACACTACTCTCAAACCAAGGGGAGCGGATTACGAGGTGCTAAATGGTTTGACTACCATATGAAATTACACTACTCTCAAACTACAGGTGTAGGTGCGGTGAATGCAGGACTGTTTGACTACCATATGAAATTACACTACTCTCAAACCTCAATTTGAAAATAAACGCCACTACTACGCCTGCATTCCATATGGTAGTTTCTTTATATTTCGCATAAATCTATATCTATTATAGTTTGTTTCTTAGGACTTTCCAAGTCAATTTGATGACTTTCCACAAACAAAAATAATATTTTTTGTGAGAATTGATGTTGCCTCAAATATTCGAAATCTATCTTTGTTAAAAAGCCTGAACATCCTACCAAAATAAAGATATTCTTATGTAATAATTCAAACATTGTTTTGCTATAATCAATCAATCGTTCAACAAATCGTCCTTCTTCCTCTTTCAACCGGATATCCATCAATTTCAAAATATTCTCTGCTTCAACATAATCAATATACTCTATATCATATTCCAACTCTAAAGATATTTTAGAACATAAAGATACAAGGCTACCGGAAATATCAATAAAGTTTTCTGCCAAATAGGAATCTTGAACCTTTTCTAAAACATACTCCAGTAGTTTTTTCTGAATTTCCTTTGTATGATACGAAATACTCATCGGAGAAAATAAAATATCTACTTGTTTGGCAAAATTTATTTTCTCAAACTTTTCAAAAATAGAAACATCCTCTGTTATTTTTTGTTTTGCAGAATGGATTGACAAAACAAAATCTTCCAACTTAACAGGATTCTCTATCACTAAAAAGTTTAATCTTTCTTCTTCTAATTCAATATCCATATTCAAGTCATAGTACACTAAGTTCACAAAATCACCAACCTATCATCTGAATCTACAACATTACTTCGCTTCTCTCCACACAGATATTCCATCTTTGCAAATTGTTTCTCTGTCACCATAATCATTTGAACCAGTCCTGATTTAGGTTTATGCTTTCGGATAGAACTTAACACGGAACTTGCTACAGTTTGGTTTAATACTAATTTACAATAGACGCTTTCCTGCATCATCAAAAAACCTTTTTTTATTAAAAATTTTCGAAAATCTCGATAGTCTCTTTTATCTTCTAAGGTAATTGTAGGCAAATCAAAAAATACTATAATTCTCATATATCTATAACTCATAGGTATAAAATTTGATATATGAAGTATCTTCATAATGTAATGCTTCAAAAATGCTTTTGCAATATAACTTAATAGCATTGTTGACATAAGACACCTTACTATCAATTCTTACTTCTCCATTTAAGATACTTACTAATTCATATTTATTGTGGCTATCGAAATTTTCTAAATTTAAAGTGAGGACTTTGCGATCTACTAGAATACGAAACGGTTCCATCAAATCGGAAGCTAAATTAAACGAATTAAAGCGACTGCTATGCCATAATCCAATCTGTGTCAAATAACCGTTAGACACAATTTCACGATTAAAACAGGACAATAAGATATTGTATCCGTAATTTAAGGCAGCATTAATTGTATTTTCATCATTTCTTGTAAAGTCAATCCCAAACATTGTATTAAAATATACTTTTGCAGCATGGCCTTCACGATTATTTTGGTCACCCGGTTCCATTTCTTCAATATAAGTTTTTAACAATTCGGCTCTGTCAAAGTGTTGATATTCTTCCAAAAGTTCCATCTGATTTTTTATTTTTTCTTTTACGATTTTCGTCCAAACAAGTTGTTTGATTTCATCACTCCAACTCACTTGTTCTCTTACTTTCAAACTTGTGTCGTGGCTTCCATGATAAGGTAACAGTTCTGACTGTGGATTATGATTGGCATCGCAGAATATAATTTTGACTTTATTTTTCACTAATTCAGAAATCAGCGTTGTTGTCAAGGAGACTCTCGTAGACTCAATCATCAAAAAGCCAATATCCGGAATATAGACTCGGTCTGTCTCATCCTGCTTACGGACTACAAGATAATCCATCTTGTAGTCCAGTTTCGCATGACCTGTAATAATTACTTCTCTCCAACTCATAGCTCTCTCCTATTTTCATATAATAATGGATTCACATTGCACCTCATTTCTATTCGTTGCATAGAGCCATAATTTATAATTTACCTTTGCTCATAGTTGCGTACTATATCACAAAATTTGTCCAAAAATTGTCCTTAATAAAATATGTAAAAGAGAGGGAATATCCCTCTCTTATTTAATTACAACAGCCTTTTCTTTTTCGTTCCATTCAACAGTTTTTCCCAGTAATTCTGTGATTTCTCGAATGGATACATAATTAGTATCCTTTTCCTCAAAACCATCTAATTTGACTGTTTTCCCATTGATTTTTACATTTACCATCTTTCCTACCCTCCCATCTTTTTTTCCCTTTTCTCCTAACTCTTTAAATCTTCTTGCATATTTGAAAATATCTGTTTTTTCAATCGTGATTCCATTTCTACTGTAATTACAATGGATCCAGTATCCTAATCCCAAATAAATTCCGATATGATTTGTTCTTTTACCTAGGTTTGATGGATTTTCCATTATCCCAATGTCGCCAGGCAACAGATTTTCACGATTTATCGGTATGGAATTCTCAAACTGATGGTATGTTCCGTCAGGAATATTCACTCCTGCAGATAGGTAGCAGTATCTTACAAAGCCACTACAATCCAAACTTTTTGGAATAGATGGTGGAATTGCCTTTGCTCCTAATTTGTAGGTTACCTCTTTGCCTTTCAACATTTTAGCAGTTTGAACGATTTTTTCTCTCTTATTCATTTTTCTGCTCCTTTTTGTTATTTTATCTTAATTTTTTTGTTATCAATATGCAGAAACGATACATTTTGTATCGATTTCTTATATTATTATTGGTTTTCAGGCATATTTGCTACTGCAATATCAATAATCTGTCCAATAATATCCTTGTCCATTTTCACACCACATTTTGTATAAATTTCGTCAATTGCTTTAGTTATAGCCTCTTTTCTTTTCTCTGTAGAGGATTTATCAGCTTTTTCGAGTCCTTGTACAATCCCCATACAGATCCCCATAATCATTTTTACCTTAGTATCCTTAAACATTGTCCCGCCCAGCAATAGAGCCAATTTAACCTCATCATAATAACTAAACTTGATTCCTTTTCTTTTCATTGCGATTAAAACACCGCAAAATAACACAACAATACATACTCCATAAACCATGTTCATATCAAACAAGTTATTCATTATAATCATTCTCCTTTTCTATTTTCTTTTTCTTGATTCCAGCTAAACTCCATAGTTCAACTGTTGTGAACGCAAAAAAAGCACTAATTAAAGTGCTTGGTTCGTTACCTGTATGATTGAATACATATAGTATTGCTATAGTAAAAAGTACATTTAATGCAATTATACAAGCAACAATATACTTGCTATAATTCTTTTTTTTCATCACTGCTCCTCTCTAATTTCTAAAGCGAATACTTCCGCTTCCATTTTACTTTTTACAACACCATCACTCCCCCCGCCGACTGCATAATATTTTTGTAAGCACAATTGAAAATTGTCAAGTTGTGAAGGTGTAACATACCCTTGATTCTTGTACTGCAGATAAGCCTTTGTAATTTTATCGTGCAAGGAAGTCCGTCTATAGTCCCGACTTTCGTTAGTGATAATAATTAAATCTCTTTTTACCTCTCTGACCTCATCCGTCAGAACTTCGATAGACTGAATTAAATCATCTCTTTTTTGAAACTCCCCATGAAACCACACTGTATTTTTATAGACAGATAATAATAGTTTACAAAGATACACGATAGCTACAATTCCGATGATTAGTTGATAGACAGATAGATCACCTGTCACACTTTTTAATTCATTCATAAACATTACCCCTTTTATTTTTTGTCATAATACATTTCAAACAACAATTTTTTCTGATATGGTTCTAAATCCAGTGAATTGATATATCGGAATGTTTGAGCCTTTTTTGAGTAAGGACCTTTTGTAATCGGATTTCCTTTTCTGTTTAATGGAACTCTCATATTTTCTCTTACTTCTTCAACTGTCAGATAATCGTCAATGGATATTCCGTTTTCAACCAATGCACTATATGACTTCTTTTTGTTGTCAAAGTCAGCTTTTAAGATAGCGATTGTTTTTTCATCACTCAAACCTAATTCAGATAGAGCTTTTAATTTATGCGATTTCCCTTTTTCGTTATCAGGTAAAGAACCGACCACTCCTTTATATTGCAAATAATCATTCACACCTACAGAATCAGCTTTTTCAATCCATCCTTTTGGTGTGTAAGAAGTTCCAAACTCCTTAGCAATTTCAGACTTTGCCTTTTGATTAGCGTAATCATACACGTTATAAATCATCTTTTCTTTTTCTTCATCACTTGCTTTTTTGTAGCTTTGAGAAGAAAAAAGAGAATCCAATAGATCTTTTCTGTACGTTCCGCTTGTTTTCAAAAACTGTGTTCTTTGCTTTGAATTAAAGGTATATGTTTCGCCATCTATTGTAACTTCATTTGCCTTGTCAATCTGTGGCGGCAGTACATCTGTGTTGCCGGTTTTCTTATACAGACGGAATATTTCCTCTTCTCTTGTTCCTCTTTTTGTGTTGGAGTAGTATCCGGGAGAAATCATATTTTGAAGTAATCTTTTTGACCAAGTATCCCCCTCTTGTAACATCTCTTGCCCCCATACATCAATTTTAGGTTGTAATACATGCGGTGGAGCAAACGGAACTTTAGACACAATTTGATTGAATGTTTGTTGCATAACCTTAGCATTGCCTTTTCGTGGAGATGAAGTATCATATCTTGTAGCATCCTTTGTTCTGTTAAATTGTCCAAATAAAGTAGGTACATATTGTCCCGCATATTGACTTGCGGCATTACTCAAAAAATCAAACACAAAACCGCCATCATTTGAACTGTAGCTCTTCATTGTTCTTGTTAGTCCTTGAACCATACTCATACTAAATACCGGATCCGATACATTCCCAATAACATCAAGTGCAGTACCAAGAGAATTTACAATATCAAAATTTTTCTTGTCATTTTCTTTGTTCAATTCTTCAAAAGCCTCTACCCCTACAAAAAGAGGTAAAGCAGTTGGAGATACCCAGTCAATCGTATAACTGTGATTTCCAATATTCACAGAATAATTCTGTTGGCCCGTAAGTTTAGAAAAAGCCTTTTCTTTTTCCTTTTCTTCATCTCCTCTACCCTTTAATACGCCAAAGTGAGCCAAAGCATATCCAAGACCAACAAGAGTAGTTCCTGTTAATCCTGCCGAAATTCTGTCACATAAATCCGTTCCTGTAATTTCACCAGCTTTTAACTGTTTCACACCCATAGTTAAAGAATCCATCAGTCCGATAGGAGAATATTCCACACCTCTTTTTAACACGTTAATAGGAGTCTTTTTGAAGGGAATAATAGCTTCAACCGCAAACCTTCCGATTGCTTTGTTTCTTGCTTGCGATAAACTATCGTTCTTGCTTGCTTTGAATTGTCTTGTGAGCCAGTTAGCAATAGCACTCTCATCCCGATATGTCGCTTTTTGTGCTTCAATTGTTGCGTATCTTCGTGCATTATCAATAATCGTGTTGCCCTCTTTTATATTTCCGTTGAAATCTATAACATCAGACAAAGCTACGCCATTTGCCTTTAGGTATCCAGCAAAAGAATTAGCATACACTTTTTTGATAAAGAAATTATCCTCTTTTTCCAACCATTCAAAGTTAAATTCTCTTATCGGTTCTAAAAATGCATTCCATCCGCTAAAAATTTTACGATTATACATCATCTTAGAATCGGCGTACTTACTTTCACCTTTGATAGTACTTTCGTTTAAGTCATAATCATATTTGCCTAACTCAATCAATCCTTTGTCTTTATAAGTTAAAAAAGACTTTGTTTTTTCACCTTTAATAAAAGCCGATTCCAAACCTCTTGCAATCTGATTTTTCATCATCCTTGTAGGATAAAAAACGAAATTTCCTAATATGTTTCTAATATGAGTCTTAGGATTCCCAAGCATAGAAAGATAACGCCAAGCGTTGATTTTGTCCATCATAGTAACGGGAACTTGATTATATACATCTTCTTTCGCTCTTTCGACTGCTTGTTCCAATCGTTCAGGAGTATCACTCATCATAATATCTTTTGCTCTTTCTTTGGATACAGTAATTTCCTTTTCTCCCGGTTTTACATACTCATTCGTCAGTTTTTGTGTGATACGATTCAAAGCCATCAATTGCCCTTCAGGAGTTAATCTTCTCATCATTGACATAGCTTGTACCATCTGTCCAGCTTGCGTTCCTGCTTCTGCCGTTAAAGTAACCGCATACATTGCTTTTTCGCTATCTCCTGACTTGATATATTCTTGAATCAATCTCTGTCCCATAACAATATCATCTTTTGTTAAGTGCTTACCTTCGTTCAGTTTTGATTCCAAGCTATACAAGTATTTATCAAGTCCATTTTGTTCTAAAGCTTGATTCACTCTTGCTAAAGAATCTCTGTCATGGATGACTTCATAAGCGAAAGTTCCTGAATCAACTTCATGTTGAATACTTCGTGCAAAATCTTCATGAATTGATGGAGTTGCTTGAACTGTATTTTGAAATGAACGATTTTTTATTTGTGAAGTGTCCAAAGAAAATTTTTTATTTTCCTCTGCTTTTCTTAATACATCACGCATATAGGTATTTTTTTCATCATCAAAATAAATTTTCCCGTTGACATCTTTATTCACATATGTTACATTACTAATAGAACCGAAGTTGGTAACCTCCGCCGGCAATTGGAGCCTCAGGAGTTGGAACCAACTTTCGGTTCTATTTTTATTTTCATCAAGATAAAGCACATCACTTTCATTGATAAGTTTTTGCAATCCTTTTCCTTTCTTTTTTGCATAAGCACTTGCAATTTTAACAAAATTTCCTATCTCATTTCCGTAAAAAGTAGGTTTTAGTTCCAACGCCGTCATAACAGGATTGCCTATTTCATCAACTACCTCTCCAAATACTACAACACGATTTACCCTTGTTTTTGATTGTAGAATCATGATTGGATTTTCCAATATTTCAGGAATAGCTTTTATGATGTCATCCGTCATTTCAGGATGTTTATTCTTAATCTGTATGATTTTAGAACTGTCAAAATAAATATTCTTATCGTCAATACCTATACTTTGTAACGCCTCTGATGTCGTCCCCGTTCTAAAATATATTCCCGTTTTTTGCTTATCCCATCTGTCATACTCATTAACAAAATTTTCATTGATACTATATCGTGTTAAATCAACTGTTCTTTCGTTTGCAAGGTTTCTGATAGCTTTTGCATACTTTCTTCTTGCTTCGATTAAAAACTGCTCTTCTTGACTTCCGCTTGTCATCAGTTTAATTGAATCTCTGATATGTGCATAGATACGATAAAAAAGACTTTCGTTCTGTCTTGCAAGTTCATTGATAGTTTCTTCATCAGATAATAGATATTTTTCTACATATTCCGCCATCAATTCATTTTCAGCGTCCGTTACTGATAAATTGATACCAGCATTTGCATACTGAGATTGTTTTTCTTGAATAAGAGTAGCAATATCATTATGTCCGTAAGCATATTCCAATCCATGATTGATTGTGAAGTTTCTAAAATCGTTATACATTTTACTTTCTTGTAAATGATGAGTAAATTCATGAGCAAAAACATTAGCAATCGGATTAGAGGAGTTTCGATTGATAAAGATTGTACCGTTTTCATAATATCCGTTTATTCCCGGTCGATCCGTTTCGATAAACTGTACTTTCGGTGCAACGTTGGACTTAACCAATCTTTGTGCAAAGTTAGACACTCTTTGTTCATCTATAGATAAACTATCCACGTTTTTAGTAGTGTATGTTTCTTGAACTTTCGGTAGAGGTTTTTGCGGTAGTTTTTCGTTAAACAGAAACCATTCATCAGCTTGTCCTTCATCGGCAATATTTCTAAGTTCCTTATATAAGGTGTCTTCGTAATATTCCCCTGTTTCTCTGTCTTTCATCATTCCCATTAACATATTGTCAAGTGCCAATTCAATCTTTTTTGCATTAGCATTTATTAACTTGTCATGTGCTTCTTTTACAACCTTTGCGTCAGAATTACTCATCAAGAACTCTAAAAACTCACGATATCGTGATAATCCGTCATCTATTGCTTTATAACTCATGCCTAAATCATGCAACATATAATTCATATCAGCTTCTGCTCTTTGCTTAGTACCCCCATAATGTAACTCTCCGTATTGGTCGTACCAACTTTCTCGTTTGCCTTTTATTGCGTTTCCTGCTTGTAATTCCAATTCATTTATCGCTTTGTAATAAATGCCTGATAAAATAGGATTTTCATACACATAAGCGTTTACTTTTTTATCGCCTACCCAAGCAGAATTTTTGTTAAATGTATAGGATTTCTTTCCGTCATCATCTTCATACATTGCCTTGTATGCCGAACGATTTTTCATCGGAATAGACTTGTTCAACATATCCTCTTTCAATGAATTAAATTCAGCTTCTTTTGCTCGATATTGTTTCATCTGTGCTACATATTCGGGAGGTTCTGTTATTGTTTGATTAGCTTGATTGTTTAATTGCTCGTATTGTCTTAAATTTTGCGGTGTGGTCGCAAGTTTATCCGTTGATTGTAGTTTTGTGTTGCTATATACATTAAGTCCGTCAGAAGGTACTTTTTTTGATTCATTCGGCACGATTGTATTCTGTGTCATCCTTTCAGCAACAATAGGATTAACATTTGATTGAGTAGAACTTTGAATCGGTGTTCTTGCTATATTGTTGATACTTCCTACAGTTCCAGGAACTCCCATCAATCCGAACGATAACGCACTTGAAACGGCAGTATCTTTCAATCGGTTCTTAACATCTTCTTTAGAATCCAACTCAATCCCACTCAATTTTTTACCAATGTTAGCTCCAGCAATAGATACTCCCTCTTGCAACACTTCTTGCCCTGTTTCTTTTGCGATATCTCCTGTTCTTTTTGCAATTTCCAATCCTATTTGTTTCATTGCAGATACATCATTTATAGCTTTTGCAAACTTGAAACCTTTTAGCAATTTATCGAATTGTATAAATTCAAGTCCTGCATTAACCGCACCTACACCTGTAGAGATATAAGAAGCTTTTTTAGGATCTACGCCACTTTCTATCTGTTCTCGGTAACTTGCCCCTTTTTCAGATTGATATGCACTTGTTGCAACTCCTACTTTCAGTCCCGTAGCAAAAGCTGTCGGAACTGTAACCGCTTCTTCAGGTAATGCTGCTTGCGGTCCAGCTTGCCCTAACGCCAAAGCGCCGCCAGCAAATGACATCCCGTAAGGAATAGCAGTTCTGAACTGTTCTATCTGTTGTCCGCCCAGTCCGCTTGCTCCTTGAATAGCAGTTTGTAACAGTCCTTTTGATTGTGGTACATAATACTTGCCTTTCCTTTTCTCAAGTTCAGCAATCTTCTTTCTATCCCTATTTTCTTCCTTCGACCATTCACGATTGATTTGAGTTTCAAAAATACTGTTCATCATTGGATTGAATACATTTCTTTGAAACTTGCCTTTTATCCCATCGTTTGAGTTTGCGGTTGGTTTAGAGTTTATCGGCAAAGGTTGAGGTCTTACTCCATATCTCATCATTCTTTCAGGTGTTATTTTAGGATTCAAATAAACATTGTTAGGATTTAGCGGTCTGAATGTTTGTTCTGTTGGTCTTGTAGGTTTATCAAACCTTTTTTCAAAACGATTGGTATTTTCAATCCTTGTTTTAGGTTCAGCAGTAGGCAATTTACCTACCGCTATCCCTTTATGTGCTTGTTTTACCGAATAACTTTGTGCCGCCTTTTGTGATTGGAAAGGAACTTCTTTTGTTTTTATATTTTTAGGTTGAGAATATGTCTCCTTATCTCCGTATGACTTGTCAACTTCATTTCTTACAATCATACTTGCTTTGGACGGTACATACTGCATAACCTCTTTGTATAACTTGTCTTTTTCTTGTTGTTTTTTCTTTCTTGATTGGAAATCCTCATAAAAATTCATTCTATCACTCCCTATTTAGGCATCCATCCGAAGGTTCTTTTATTGTTTAATGACAACAGCATTGATAATGCTTGTGGACTGATTGAATTCTTTTTCTGTTCTTGTTTCGGTTGTGGTTTAGGTGCTTCACTCCAACCAAAGTCATAAGATGATGAACCTCTTGAGCGTCCTCTTCTTCCACTTCTTCGTCCGCCGCTGCCTCTTCGTCCGCCTCTTGACTGTTGATAAGCAAATTTATCCCTTGACAAATCCAATTTGTCATTATTCAAACCAAACTGTTTATCAAATTTTTCTCTGTTGAAATCATTCTCCCAGTCCTGTTGTTGTTTTCTGTAGTCAAATTCTCTATCAGATTCAAAATTGCCACGATTGTACTTCATTAAGTCCATTGCCATGTTTTGACGATTCATCATAGTATCAATGTCCGATTGTCTTTGTCGCATTGCCATATCCGCCATTTGCATAGCTTGATTGAATTTCATGTTGTCTTGTTGGATTCCGGCTTGTGCCATTTCTTCATAGTAACTTGCTAATGTTTTCGCAAGCTCCATATCTCCTGTTGCCCTTGCTTGTGCAATGTCTGAATTAAGCTTATTCAGTGCATTTGCTTTTTCTCTGTTAGATTGATTCAATGCGTTTTGATAGCTTGTTTCCACATTCGCCAACGCCGATTCTGTCGCTCCTCCGCTAAGACCTTGCGCATTTAACTGTTCGTCTAAATCTCTTTTTGCAAGCATAGAACTAATATATGCTTGTTTTGCATTATCCTCATAACTTTGTTCCAGTGGTGTTCTTGTTGCTTCAAGTCTTGCTACTGCGCTATCTGTTGCAGCTCTGTTAGCTATGTTCATTTGGTTTGCCGCCTCTTTGAAATACTCCAAATTGTTTGTTTGTTCAGGGAAGTTCAAACCATCCATATAGCTTTGTAAAGACGGAATGTTTTGTCCTCCGTCAAACGGATTGTAATTTGTACCTGTTTGATTTTCTGTGCTACCTGATTGGTTTGAACCATAACCAAAATTATTGCCTTGAGATGGTGCATTTTGAGATAACAGTTTTTGAAGTTCCGTTCTTGCCCATTTTTGTTGCCCGGCATTGCCTGTGTCAATTAGAGATTGTAAATATTTTCTTTGATTATCCAATTGATTAGGAGCATAATTAGAATAATTAGAATTTGTACCCTTTTCTGATGGTGTAATAGGAGTTGGCGTTTCTCTTTTGTACTTCGATAAATCCGTTGGTTCTACATAATCATCAATCGACCATTCTCTGTCTGTTGACGGTTTTGGATATCCTTGTTTGTACGCTTCATCATACACCTTGTCAACATACGGATTGTTCCAATCTCCGGAACTTTGATGATAACTTCTGTATCGTTCGTTATCTGCGTGATTCCGTTGATTTACATACTTTGAAATGGTGTTACTGTCTTTTAGATTGTATCCATCCAAATATCCATTAGTAGGACGAACCATTCTTTGTATCTGTTCTTCTGAATATCCTTGACTTCTCAAGTTCTGCATAGTTGCAAGTGCTTGTTCTTCTCCGATTTGTTCACTTCTGAATCTTCCTGTATTATCTACATCAACAGAATAGGCTCTTGTTTTATTAGGATTGACAATCCCTCTTTCCTTTAATGATTTCAAAGTTTCGCCAAACGGATCACGATACATCACGTTATCATAAGCATATTTGCCTAATTCCCCTTGCTTTTTGATGTTTTGATAGTTATTGTAACCATCTTGGTCAATTCGTCTTGTGCCCCCATAAATCCGTCCGTCAGCACCTTGTGTATAACTTCTGTTGTAGTTATTTCCAAAGACATCCTTCATCTGTCCGTTTGAATCGGGAATGCTTGAACTATAATCTCTTTTCTCTCCTGAACTTCTTACTCCCATTGTCGGACTTTCAGAAGAGTGCCAACCTTGTTTTGTGGATTCAGCATTACCTCTACTTGCTTGCCATGCTTGGCTCTGTTGTCGCATTTTTTCAGCATGAGCATGAGCGTTTGACATACCTTGTTTGTCTCCTCTTGCTTTTGCGTCTTGCCATGCTTTTTGTGCCCTTTTTACCTCACTATCATAGTAATTCGACATAGTATCACTCCTTTTTTAGTAAAAAAATAAGAGGTATCCCCCCTTTTATTTCTGTTCTTCCCATGTTCCTGGTGATTCTTCAGGATTCTTCCCTGATTGTCTTGCTAATGATTTATACACCTTGCCATAATATTTCACTAAATCTCCTACTTTGTAGGTCAAATCATTAGAGTAAAATGGTGCTTCTTTAGGTTTTTCAACCTTTTTCCCTTTTGCATTGATTTCTTCCCAATATTCGTTGTTTAACTGTGGCAATAAATCATAACTTGATTTATGCTTTTTCTTACAACGATAAAGCTTGCCTAAATGTTTAACCAAATCACCGATTACATATTCTTCATCCTGTTTATAGTTACCAAACAGATAGATATTCTTCTGTAACTCTTCATTTGTCATACTCGACAAATCCAAGCCTTTTCGCGCCTGTTCTTTCAGTGCTTCTAACGTCAACTCTTCTTCTGATTTCGGAATCTCCATATACTTCTGTTTCAATTTCTTGTCCGTGTCATCCCAATAAGTTTCAACGGAAAATCCCTCTTTTCGTGGTAGAGGTTCAATCTCTTGATAAAAGTATTTATATTCTTCGTCTACACTTGTGAAGTCTACCAAATAACCTCTTTCGTCCGTTCTAATTAAATATTTCATAATAGTCCTCCTATTTTTCTGTTTTAAATAAACATCTGATATATTTATACTTACTATCTGTTTGATAGCTCGGTAATCTTATTTCAATCGAGTTCTTAAACTCCAACGGGATAGAAATGTTATAGATTTTCGGGGGGTCTTCATATAAATTAAAACTCCCATTTACAAATAAAGATAAGCTCTCAAGGTCTATCCTAACACCATCCAATTTGAATTCGATTTTAGACAAGTCATATAATCCAACTCTCTTAAATCCCAATAGCATTATCTCGCCGTGTGAACCACTATAACGAAATGTCTTTTCGGTCAGGCCATTTCCATCTACTTGTAAAACTCCAGTATCCCTAAAAACAGTGTGATATTTACAACTTTTTTCAACCTCTGCCTGCACCTTTCTGATGTTTGAATTTAAATAATCCGTTGCTTCACCGATTAAAACATCTAAAGGTTTTGACAAATTACTGTTAATCGCCTTTTTGATCTCTGCCCATCCCATTAGCTAATTACCTCCTCTATCGTTCTACCATCTGATTTAAATTCCGTTATACTTGTAATGGTTTCTAAAACAGAAATACCATTATCTCCGTATAAAATAACATCTTTTCTAATATTACCATTTGGTAAAAAACGAGTTGTTCTATTTGCGACTCGCTTGTTATTTCTATTATTGTAAATAGTTTCGCTTATTTCATCAGAAGAAGGGAAATATGTTTGTATTTTATGATATTTTTTGTTTAAAATATTATCAAAATCAAACGGCTTATCTGAATTTGTCTGCAGTGAATTCACCTTACCTTCAACAACGGATAATCGACCACCAATAGGCTCTACCATGGTTTCTACTGTCTTATTTGTCGCAAGGTCTGTCGGTTTGTTTTCAACATTATCCCATTGTACCGATTCAGCAGTTATTGCTATATCAGCTTTGTTTACGATTCCGTCTTTGTTAGAATCATATTTGCTTGATAGCATATCTCCACCACCTGAATTTTCTATGTCATCCTTTCTTGCATATTGGTCTGCGGGAACACCACCTAATTTATTACTGTTTACTGCCGTTTCTGTTTTCCCAAGTTTATTTGATAAATCGATTGATACTTGATTTATTCGTCCTGTAAGTTCAACCATTGCCGTTCTTGTTGAGTTTCCGTCCTCTTTGGTTTCATAGTATGACGGCAATTGTCCACCTAATTTTTCACTGTTTTTTGATGTTTCAGACACCTTTACAGAATTGTTCCCGGTTACATAGTCACTTTTTAACATAATGTCATTATTAGGATGTCCAATTCTTTCCCAGTCATAACCATCTTGACTTACCATCAAATACGGAATCCTTCCATCTGTCTGAACCTTGATATAATGTGCATTTTCCGTCTTAAAAACTACCCTCTTATCAGACAATTGTTTGAGAAAATCCAACAAATTGTTAGCAGTAACATCTTTGTAAGGTTCAATTCCCATACTTCTAATTGCACCACTTTGCAACAATTCTACCAACGGATTGAAAAATTGACTGATAAATATTTCAGGCCAGTCAAAAAACTCCTTGAGTTCTGTTGCCGAAATACCATCCCTTGACGGATAATTGCTTAAACTCTGTACTTTTTTACTGTCTAAAGCATTATCGGGTACTTTATAATCTCTTATTTTTGCCATTTTTACTCCTTTCTATCCCTTATATTTGGAATTTATTGTATATGTTGTCTGCATTTTATAGATCCCAAAAGGTTCACTCTCATTATTTTGAATCTTAAATTGGATTAACATAAACTTCTTTTCTTTTGCGTTAGTTGGAACTACCAAAGGAGCGTCATCCGTATTGAATGAAAACCTTTCAAAATCAATATTTTCAAAAGAAAAAATATCAAGATACGCACTTTTAACCTTTTTCATCCTTCCTTTTGCTCTATAAAAAATATCACAAGAAGACCTTAAATAAGGATTCAACATTACCCACAATCCTTTTAATGTCTTGTATCGTGTAATATCTCCAAAATCCAAAAATGGAGTTGTCCAATAAGCATTGATAGGTTCGTCATCATCAAGATATTTGCTCCTTTCGGTATCGTTGTCATTGTAGAATTTATATATCTTCCCATCTACAGTACCGAAATATAAATCCTTTTCATCTTCAAACCAACAATTTACGGGTACATTCTCCCAATAGTACCATTCATATTGAAATGATTCGTTGTTCTGTGCATAAGGATTGTATCCCTTGAATCCTTGTCTACCGTCAGCAATATAAACATGATTATTGATAGCAAGATAATAACAGCCATCGTGTTCTGTTGCGATTGCATTTTTCAAATCCTTTTCCTTTAACAACTTTTGATTGATATAGTAACTTCGGTTTTGTGCAAACCTCTCACCTAATACATCACGAGTAGCAACTGCCGTTACTCCGTCTTTTGCTAAAAATAATGAATCATCTCTCAAACTTGCCGTTGCTCTCTTACTGATTGCACCTACCCCGACAATCCCCTGTGTGAGAGGAAAAATCATATTACCTTTTTCCGTAAAATCGGCACTTCTGATATAAACTGTATAATCTTGATTGTTGTCCGATTTCATGATAGCAAGTCCAGTTCCGACTTTCATATATGACATAATATCAGAATTTTCCTGTCCTACTTTCTGATAAGACAAGTCAGAAAAATAGGTTGCGTCATTTACGTTACTATGCCAGTCTAAATTAGGATGTTGAGCATTTCCCGATAAAAATAACCAATCTCCAGTCCGATAGGTGTAAATTGTCATAATAGTACATTTGTTCAGTTTATCGAGGTATTCTTGATTCGTCTTTGCTCCAGTAATTTCAACATTGTCTCTTCCGTCTATCGGACTTTTCCCGGGAGCAGCCTTAAAAGTAACTTTTCCTTTTTCTCTTTCAACTGTAAAATCGGTATCTTCTTTCAAATCTTTCCATGTACCATCAGACTGCAACACTTTAGCGGTTACCTTTTCGGTGTCCAGTTTTTGAAAATCCAATAAATACTCCTTATCAGATTGTGTTCCTAAAAAACTATTTGTTCTTTTGGCAGATAACATATTGACTTCTTCATACATCTGTCCACCACCTGTAGGACTTCTTGATATAATCGTCTTTGGTATCTTTGCGGTTTCTGATACTTTTTTACACTCAAATTTCGGACTTTCTTTTGTTCCGAAGTTTCCATACACCAAAAAGGTTTTGCCGTCCAAAATATATATTTTCCCGTTAAATTGAACGCCTGTAGAGGGTTCATTGTTCATATCGGTGTAGATTTCTTTTTTTGTTCCCGTTAAAGAATCCATTTCATATAGTTTGTTTCCGTGGTGTACTATGAATTTCTTTACTCCCGTTGTTACAAGCTTGTAGATCCCATGAACCGAACCAGTCGGAAATTCCGACACCTTGCAATAACCATATCTTTTTACAGGAAATCCCGTTAAGTCGGAAATCATATTTATACAATCAGGACTTCTTGATAAGTCCACTTGTACAGGATTGTTTGAGAAGTCAACACCTTTGAATTTTTCAATATCCAATTTTTTCACTGATGGAGGACTTCCGAAACGAAATCCATCCTTTCGTGCTTTTACTCCCATAACACACCTCTTTTAATAATAACTTACAACATCGACATAATTTGCTTTGTTGTACTTGTCTTTATTTACTGCATATTGACTATCCCAAAATGTCGCTTTTGAGTATTCATCATCACCTAAAAAGTATTGTCTTCCCATTCCCCACGGCAACACGTTATAACAAAGTTCAGTATCATATTGGATTTCGTCATCTTCACTTGTTACAAACGGCACTGATTCTAATAACTCTTTTTGATTATGTTTTCTGATTGCGTTTTCCATATCAAATAAATCCATTAACAGATTGTTTACCATTCCTATTGTAAATTCTTTGTAAGGAGTGGAGTTGTCTTTGCTTTCATTCATTAAAGCTATTGTTATGTTAAATAATTCACTTACTTTCATAGTATCCCCCTTTCTATGTAGGTGGTATGCAACCATAAGTTGCACACCGATAAAGCATTAAGGGTTAACTTGTGTTACAACGTCAGAAGCAAATTTGTCATTCTCTTTCGCTACAGCTTTAACAACTGCACCTTGTGGCAATGACTTCACTTTTGTTGTGTAAATTTGAGCGTCTTTACTATATCTTGGGTCTGAACCATCAATAGTATACATTACTACACCAGTTCCAGTGATAGTCGCTTCGTTGGAAGCAATAGCAATTGTAGGGTTAGCAGTCTTTTTAGAAGCGTCTGTTGCTACATACACTCCGTTTGCTCTTTCTCCCAATACAAACGCGTCAAAGTAATAACGTCCTTCCAACAATGCACCGCTAATTCCAGGAGCGTCAGTGTGAATCTTTGCGTCATGAATCTTTGTAGGTTGGATAACAGAACGCTTATGGCAACCGATGTAGTGTGCATTAGCCGGCATATAGGAATCAGGAATTACAACTGCTTTGAATCCGGCAATCATCCCAACTACACCACGTGTCAAGTCTTCTTTTGCCAATGCGTCAACTCCTAAGAATTCAGGAGACATTCTGATATGGTTGTAGATAGTACCCCCAATATACAAGAATCTATCCCCTAAAGGAATCAACGAATTAGTAAATGCAGTTTCCATATCAAACAATTGATTTACGATGTTTGCCTTTGATGGAGCAGTCACTGCTTTGACTTGTCCAGCATTGTTGGCAAATTCGCTCAATGCGTACTTGTCAATCATTGGCACAACTTGTTCTGCTTGTTGCAATTTCATCATTCTTCCCGCTTGCTTGATGTATTGTTGGTCTGATTGGTTACCTTTGTCGATAGATACAGAGAATCCTTTGTCTTGTCTCATTTGCAATGCTTGTGTACGGTCTCCTAATTCCGTTGTGTTCCCGTATCTTTGCAAACCGCTTCTCTTGTAATCGTTTAGAGGTACCGTCACAGGTGTAGTGATAATAATTCCTCTCACTCCCTCAAAAGAATATTCTTTTGACACCTTACCCGCAATAAAACTTTCGTGAGTATATTGCGTAATGATTTGTTTTTCGTACTTTTCGTGCAAATGGATAACTCCCATTGTGCAACACTCCTTTCTAAAATTAAAAATTTGTATAAAAAAAACAGGCTTTCGCCTGCGTATACCTTAAATTACATAAAACCTTGTAAGAATGCGTCATTGTCAATGTTGTTTCCGACACCTCTCACACTTCCTACCGTTCTTTGTCGATTCTTTGTCTGTAACATATTCTGTTTTGTTTGTCTCTTTTGTTCACCGATTAGAAAGTTTTGATAGGCTTCTATCGGTGAAAGTCCATCCTCTAAACCTTTTACCATTTCTTGTGGGAAGTCCTCAAATTCGGTATATTTTTCGCTAAATTCGGGGTATTTTTCTTGTAATACTTCCCATCCTCTTACCCTCTCTTGATGTTGTCTTTGCTCCTCTTGTTGTCTTTGGTAGTTTTGTTGTTCTCTTGTTTGAAATTCTCTGTTTTGCAACTCAATTCTTGCGTATCTTAATGCCATTTGAGGTTCAATCCCTTGTTCGATAAACTCTTGTGCTAATGCTTGTTCTTGCGTTGCTCTTGTTTCTTGTGCTATGCTCATCAAATATTGGATAGAATCCATGCCGTTTTGACTTGCTAAATCTCTAAGCATTCTGATTTCAGGCACATTTCCTAAAATCTCATCAGGAATATTGCCTTGTGCAAACTCTGTTAATGCGGAAATCATTCCGGTAATCTCTGTTTCTTGCAACTCTGTTCCGTCAGATAGCTTATATGATGGAATCTCAGTGTCTTGTGATTCTTCTACTCCCAGCACATCATCAGAATTATCATCAGAATCATCATCAAAAAAATCATCTTCATCCCCCATGAAATCATCAATCTCTTTATCTAAATCAAATACATCATCTTGTACTACATCTTGTTGTTCTGTTTCACTTTGTACTATATCTTGTGTTACTTCATCCATAACCTTACTCCTTTACACTTATTTTTCTTCCACATACACTACAAACAACCTCATCATCTGTAGTTTGTGGTTCATTACCAATTACTTTGTACAGTTCGTTACCACATTCACAATGTCTGTATCCCTCTGCGTTCGTATGTTTTAGATACTCACTGCACCGAGGATTTCTGCAAAACTCTGTTTGTTCGTCAAGGACAGACATTTCACATTCACATTTTCTACATAGCATATTCTCCCCCCTCTTGCGGTTCAATCGGTTCTTGCGGTTGTTCTGCTTGTTTCTGTTCTGATTCCTTGATTCTATCGATAATCTTTTGTTTATTCTTGACATAGCCATCAGGTACCATTTCAAGGTATGTTAATGCGTCAGGAATGATATTTTGTGTCATTAGGTTATCTAATGTCTGTACTTGCGTCAGTTCATCCCAATAGGACGCTGCTCCTACTTCCACAGTCAAAGACATATTCAAATCCTTAAACTGCGAGAAATCAAAATAACTAATCTCTTGATAGTCCCCTTCTTCAATCTTGATTCTTCTTTCACCATAATATTCAGCGACAAACTCTATCAAAATCCTTACACAATCTTCAACAAATTGGTAATAGTCCATTTTTTGCAACTCGAGCGGTTGAGAAGCGGACTTTTGCACCGCTATGATTGCTGAGGTGTTGTCGGGTTTGACATTACCAAGAGCGGCGTCATAGATACCTAGTGCGTCCTTTGTCTTTTCTGTGGTCTTATCTGCTAACTGTGTTACTTGTGCTGACAAATCAGGCGCTTTCCATCCCGAATAAACAGCTTGGTTAGGATCTCCTTGCACTGCAATAGCTTGTCCTATCTTGTTGCTGAAATATGGAATTTTGGTTTCGTCATAGAATATTTTAGGGAAAGCATTTTGTTTTTGGTAAAGCATCGCCATAGCATAGATTTTGTTTATAAATATCTGATTCGGTATCTTCCCAACCACAGGACTTACGCCGTGCATTGATTTTTTTTGTTTTTCCCACACCATGCGTGCGATAGGGTAGATAGATATCCCCAAATCAATTTCGCCTTGAATAACATAGTTTTTCGTTGTTTTAATGCATTTTACTGTTCTTTTAGTCTTTGTCTGTAATACTCCAGTTTGGTCATCTATAACCTCTTCTGTTTTGGTTTCGATATAAAACTTCGTGAGTACAGTACAATACTTTGCTACAGTAGAGGCTATGTTATCTGCTTCCGTCAAACTTTCTCCGTCATCGGATTCTATGTTCTCAAAATCGCCAAATCCGTTGTTCTTTGCTTCTTCCTTGACCTCTTCCAACAATCGCCTTGATGATACTATGACATATGACTGGTCACTGATACTGTGTTTGGTAACATCGGCAAAGTGCAAATCCACATTGTCTACAATCTCACACATAATCACACCATTTTTGCCATTTTTGCCGATAGCATTGTTGTCAAAATAAAAATACATTGCACAATCCCCGGCAATTGCACAATCTTTTAAAAACTCTCTTGATAGTGCTTTATACTTGTTCATTTCCATAGCATTTTCAAGGACTTTAGACAAAATGTTTTGATAAAATTGGCTTTCATCTCCCTCTACATCGTCCATCAGTTCAAGAGATACTCCTATGTCATCAGACACAAGCATTGACACATAATAATTAACGGCAGGTTTTAAGACATTAAATACGGGTTTATCTAAATCAGGAGCGTTTAATCCTTCCCAGTGCTTATCGTGATAAAAGTCACTTGCTTTTTTGACATTATCGTAAAGGTCGATAGATTGTTTGTACTCAATATTTTTTTGGTACTCTTGCCATATACTCTCTGCTGTCTTTTTAATCTCCATCTGATCCACCACCTTTCAGCTGATAATTAAGCAATTCGTCCAACTGCTCCAGCTTTTTTCTTTCTTTCCTTGTCAGCACATCATCAACACTTTTTTTATCGCTTGATTCAAGAAAAACGTTTTCTTTTCGTATTTTCCCGTTAAGTAATGTAATTGCATTGTTTGATAATAAAACACCTAAAAAGAACCAAAATACTGCAAAATTAACAACAATCATTCCTGATAACACTTTATCCATCTTTTCACCTCCTTACATACCATAAGTGATAAAATCTTGTGTCTCATCTTCGTATGTTCTGTAGTCCTCTTCCCTTTTCTTTTCTGCGGGTAAAGTGTAACTCATGCAGAAGTATCTCAATGCGTCAGGAGCGTGTGTCAGTTCGTGCGGTTCTTTTGCCACATCGGACGGATTTTTTTTATCTCTTAAAAGTGCAGGCAAGCACCTAATCAAATTAACGCAAGTATCAAATATCTTCAATCTGCTTGAAACTGTTCCAACCTCATCAATACAAGGTTTTAGATATTCTTTCACCGACAACCAACCAGCGACTCTGTCATTCTTTGCAATTACAAGAGGGACACCATTTTCCGCAAAGATGTCTCTTGCACTCTTCCCTGTGTCTTGCCTTCGATTCCAAAGGTCAGGCGGTGCAAATGTACAAAAGATATCCTCATCTGTCATCTCAAGTATCTTTTTCGCCGCCTCTGATATGATAAGGTCAGACTGATACAACTCTTTGTATACATAAGGTCTGCTCTGCTCATCCACTGCTACCCAGTAGCACGCCAGCATATCAAGACCATAGTCCAGCACTCTATAACGTCGCCAATAATCAGGCAAGGAAAACGGTTTCACAACGTGAATATTCTTTTCAAACTCATCAAAATACTGTCCCTCAAAGATGTTCCAATCACCTAATAACAAGGCTTTTTTCTCTGCCTCAGGAAGTGATTCAAGACGTTTTAGATAGTCAGGGTCACTGTCCATCAAAAAGCGGTTATCTTGTACCTTTGAGGGGATAAATAACCTTGTACGTCCTGTCTCGTCTGTGTAGATCTCTTCAGGTGCTATCGTGTCAATAAATCTCTTTTTTACCCACGCATGACCTACACCGCCAGGGTTTGTACTGCTCTTTACTTGCTTTGGGAAGTTATTCGCTCCTCTTAGTCTTGATAACATATAAATATATTGATACTCTGTAAAGTGTGTTAACTCGTCAAACCTTATGCAATCATACTCTGCCGATTGATACTGTGTAACATCCGATTCACTCTCACAATAACCAAATTCTATAGTAGAACCATTGATAAACTGCCATTTCTTGGTAGTCTCTTTGTATTGTCCTATGTCTTTAGGAAAAAGCTCCTGTGATGTCAAGATAAGAGATCTTTTTAGCTCCGGAAATGTCCTGCGGAGTATAAGCTGCTTACTTTTTGGATATTTTAGAGCAAATAGTAAAGAATCTACTATCTGACCATAACTTTTGCCACCGCCAGCTGCACCGCCGAAAAGTGTCTCATCTGCTGATGACTTGATAAAAGATTGTTGTTTTTTTGTTATTTGTAAATCTATTATCATCACTCCTTTTTCACATAAAAAAGACTGTAGAAGTACAGTCATTGTTAAATCATTATCAATTATTGCCATTCTTTTTGTCTTACTCCTGTAAGAGATTGAGACTAACTAAAAATATAAATCTTTTTCTATCACACTGATTTCAATCTTTTCATATCATTTCATCATATTGTTAAAACTTTATCATTATCTCTACTCTATCACCTTGATATTGACGTCAAAAGGCTTTTCCTGTGCCACTTCAACTTGTTGTTTTTGTCTCCATTCCAATGGTTTGCGGTTGCATAGCCAGAATATTTGAGCCGTGTTGGATGGTGGCATAGTCTTTGTAACACGCTTGATTTCAATCTGTTTACCAGTTTCTCTGTCAATCTCATACGTAACCTCATCATACTCAAACCCTGTTGCTGACTTGTATAGAGCATTCTCGACCTCATAATCTGCTACAGCCTTCCCCCTTTTTATTGCCTCCGAAATCGTCGGAAACCGTTGCAAATAGTCATAATACGTTGATGACACCACGTTCATATTATGAGCAATCTGCACATCTGATAGCCCTAATCTTGCCCACGCCTCCAGCTGGATTAGTCCCTCTTCCGTGATCCACTGATCCGACTTTCTTTTTGCCATCTTATCCCCCTTTTTTTTGCATAAAAAAAGAGCAATCAAAAAGATTACTCTTGTACTCTTGTATTATACCATACTATTAACTATAATTTACTATACACATTGAAAAAATCGTTTTCTTATGATAAATCAATCCTTTTTATCCAACCGGTTTATCTTTTCTTCTACTGCCGATAAAACAAATGAATTGACTGACATTCCAACACTTTCGGCGAATTCTTTTAGTCTGTCCTTTTGTCCTTTTTTTACTTGCAAATAAACACGCTCGTACATCTTTTCTTTATAGCGTGCGTTAGCCCTTGTTGCAGATGTGCCCATGCTATCCCTCCTCTTTATAAGACTATAGCACATCGTACCGATTTTTTCAACCTCAAAAAATTTTCGAATATTTTTCGTTGAGATTCCAACTGTTTCAAGTTTGTTTGAAATTTTTTTTGAAAAAAGTATTGACATTATCGGTTCGCGCCGATATACTGTACTCACAAGCAAGCGATACACGCCTTGCAAAAAGTTCCCCCACAGAGGGAAAAAGGAGAGATGAAAGATGAAAAAGTTTGAAGTAGGCAAAATTTATATGGACACCGACAGCGTAGAGTCCGGCACGGCAAGACCTTATGTAGAGATAGAAGTTGTGAAAAGAACAGAAAAAAATATTTTTTTTAAGTACACCGAGCGCAGTTTGACACAGAGCGAAAAAGTAGAAAGAAAGAAGATTACAAATAGTTATTTAGAGTATGAGGTTATAGATTTTGATTGTTGCCCAAGTGCACCGCAAATAGTAGCTTAAGGAAAAGGAGAGGTTAAGATGACAAAACGAGATTTGTTGAAGAAATTCAACGCCTTATTAGAAGAAAAAGGCATGAACAGAATACAATTATTGTATGGTAATGTTGGCGTAAATTCCACAAAAAACGAGATCCAATCCGCGATAGATTGCTTATCGGAGAGTGACGAAGAGATGAACAATCGCCTTGAACAATTCAAGGGTACTTATCCTGCAATTTATAATACGATCTTGGATACAGGAAACTTTTTAACACATTCATTTAATCGATATTACGTGTATTTAAGTACAAAAATGTAAGAAATTAGGAGGAAAAGAAAATGACAAGATTTGTACTCTACAAAAAAGACTTAGAAATTGAGGTAAAAGTAAGAAGTTTTGAAAAAACAACAGAAAAAATCGAAGAAGCACTCCATAACATTGATGTTTGGGATGGAGTGAACGGCGAAGAAATATCAGTTTTTGAAACACGCGAAGAAGGTTTGAAAGAACTGCAAAAATATACAAATTACTACAAATGGATGCACGGAAATAGATATGACATAGACCTCTACACCCTTGAAGAGGAAGAGTGGGACGAAGAGGACGAGGATTGGTACTATGCATGGGCAGAAGATTGGGCAGAGTGGGACGAAGAAGAGGAAGAGGACGAAGAAGAGGAATAAGTAAAAAGAGGGGTTATTTCCCCTCTTTATTTAATGTGACTTTAACTTTTTTACAGCAGATTGATGGATCTTGAAGATTGCCACCTCCGTGTAATTCGTTCTTTTCGCTATCTCCTTGAACTGCAATCCTTCAATGTACCTCATTTCCATTATCATGCATTCCTTTTTTTTTAGCCTTTTGAACAAATTCTTTGCTCTTTCTCTTGTTACAATCAAGTCAACAACTTCTGTTCTTAACTTATCCTTGCAATCAATTAGTTTTATTTTTAAATCCTCGCTGTTTCCTCCGCTGTGTTGTACTCTCTCGTGTTCGTATTTAGTTATCAAACCGATGTCTTCCATCACTTCGTTCAAACGTTTAATTTGACGCATTTTTGAATCAATTCTTCGATTGACGAACAGTAACTCCGATAATTGTTCTTTGTCTATGCAGGCAACCTCTTTTTTCATTCTGTATTACTCCTTTTTTGGTGCTAAAACGGAACTTCTTCATCTTCTAATGTCTTATATCCATTTTCGTCAAAACTCCTTTCTGAGTGCTTTTTTTCTCCGAATTCAAGGAATTGAACATTTTCGGCAATAATTTCTGTAATATATCGTTTTTCTCCGTTTTGAGTTTCATAACTTCTATTTTGAATGGCACCTTTGATTCCAACTAACCTACCTTTCGCAAGATAGTTGGCACAGTTCTCAGCTTGTTTTCCCCAAACTTGCACGTTAAAAAAATCCGACTGTCTTTCTCCGTCCTTTGTTGTGTATGTTCTGTCCACTGCAATTGTGAAATTAGCTACAGCTTTTCCTGTAGATGGAACATATCTCATTTCCACATCTTTTGTTAATCTTCCAATCATAATTACTACATTCATACTTTACCTCTTTTCTATTAAGAATTTATCCTATTCTTCTACTTCAATGACTTCAAAATCATCTAAACTAGTATTAAACTTCTGTTTAATTTCTTCAATTTCTTGTTCGGTGAACCTCGTTTTATAATCGTCGGTTTCTAAACTGCCACTTAACACATATTTCTTATCTTCTGTTTTATAATTTAAATAAAAACTACCCGTTACGTTTTGAACAAACCTGTGTTTCAAATAATACTTCTCTTCCCCCTTTCTTTCTTCTATTGGTGTGGAAGAATACTCAACCAGTAGTTCGAATAATTCTTTCTTTGTTTCCTCTTTGAGTTCATAGAAATCCCCTATGTCAGTATTAACCTCATAACAATTATATTCATTTACCATTGCACAAGTGTCACACATCCTATTTTCAATGTATATATATGCATTTACATGCGTTGTTCTAAATCCTAATTTCTCTACTTTTTCGCAAAATTCTTTTGTTTTCATATTCTTTTCTCCTTTTCAATATCTATGTTTTTTATTTTTGCAATTCTTCTATAATTTGTTTTAGTTTTTCATTTATTATCAATTGATTTCTTCGGTTCAACTTTTTCGCTTGTTTAATTTCCGAAAAATCAAGCGCACCATATCTTATCCAATCGAATCCAGTTCTTGTAAAATACAATATGTTGTTTATTACTTTACATTTGTAACCATCAAAGATAAAATCAGTTGCATATTCAACATCTTCTTCCCAACCTAAGAATTCCGCTAATGATTGTGGTTTTTTCAACTCTTCAAATACATCAAAAATACGTTCAAATAATTCTCTTTCCTCTTCATATATCGTATAGTTTTCGATAAATTTATTGATATCATTTTGTATGCCTGTAATAATTTCATTTCTATTCATCCTTTTATTCTCCTGTCTATAAATATAATGTTTTCTCTACACCTATATCAATCCCAAATATAGATTGACAAATCTCTCTTTCTCTTTCAAATGCCTTTTGATATTCTTTGGTTTGTTTTGCTTTTTCAGTAATACTCCAACCTCTATATGGCAAATAACCATCTTCATCACCAATTACCTCTGTTACAACCTTTACAAGACCTTGTTCCCTCAATTTATTGAGTTGGTATCTTGCTTGATGTATCGTTATGCCGAGATCTTCTGCTATTAATCTTGCGGGATACGGATGCCAACCATTCATAATGTTTACATTGACCTTGCATAAAACTAATAATACATTTTTCATTTATTGCCTTCTTTCAGTAATTCAGGATTTTCATAAATATTTCCAATGACTTCAATACTACTACTTCCGTTTTTGTAGCAACTATCAACACAACAAACATAACCGTTTCCGCTTCTATCGCCATCAACACCTATAAAACGTGTGTCCTCATAAATAACGGTAAAGTTATGATTATTGTCTGTTGCAAATATATCTCCCTCATAAATTTCTTTTCCGTTCTTATCTTTTATCCCTGTGTATTGCATAAATACTAATCTTTTTACATCTTCAAAATTTTCGTTTTTGGAACACTTTGTTTTTCTTTGATAAGAACATCTAAAATCTCCACTCTTTGCACTATAAACAGTCATGTCATCTAAATCCACAAGTCCAATCATAAGCATTTTTTTGCTAACTTTATCCCATGCTCTAAATTTTATATCTCTCATTCTTTCTCCTCCAATTTTCCAATCTCCCTATCTAGATACCACTTTGCTTTTTTCAAATCTTCCAGCGGCTTGCCTTTCTTTTGGTGTCTTAAAATGTATTTAACAGTGTTTCCAAGTCCAAAGTTAAGCCCGAAACCCTCTATAACATCTATACTTTCAATTCCACTATCACTCTTATAGTGAGGTGGATGATTCACAATATTTATCATTTCAAGTCACTCTCCTTTACAAACATTCCATCAATTGTCTTGCCTTTTCTGTCCTTAATCTCAAGCCATGCGGATTTTACGCAATCTTCAATTTTCAATCCGTTCTGCATAGCAAGTATGGTAAGGACTACAAAGCAATCCCCTATCCCATCTTCCAAATCAGTAAGATTACTTTTGTTGATTGCTCTTGCTACCTCTCCTACCTCTTCCGTTAGCTTGCAAATCTGTTTTGTACTGTCAGCGTGTGCCAGTCCTCTATCCCTTGCCCATTGCTCGATTTTTCCAGTCAAAACATTCATTTTTTACTCTACCTCCTCTATGTTCAAAATGTCATCTGCACTTACAATAATGTCTGATAATTCGTTCACAAAAGATAGAACCAAATCATCCGAATCGTAGTACGTTGCCTTTATTGTTAGTTCATATTCTTTCCCTTGCTCAAGGCGGATTTCTTTACAATCTCCATCTTTATATATTTTCACCTCTACACATTCAGCCATATTTATCCCTCTACTTTCACTCCTGTTTCTTCTTCCAGCACCTTTTTTAAGTCATCAAAAGATACATATTCTTCTGATAAACAAACCATATTCTTTTCGACTTCTGTCAAAAACTTTTCCAACCTTTTCTGTCCAAATCCAAATGTATCTCTCAACACAATCAACGGAACGTTCATCATTAAGAAAAACGCTCTGCTAACTGCCTCGTTGGTAGCACTCTCTTTTATTTGATTGATGTCTTTTGACTTAATGTTAATCACGGACTCTTTCTCTTTTCTGTTTGCTCTTCTTCTCTCTGCTCGGTTCATCTTTTAACCCTCCTCATTATCCATCTTACATCCCTCGCCCAATCTTTATCAGTTGGACAATATTCCTTTCCAATCTCCTCAATTGACTTACCTTTGTACTTTTCATTCGATAAGAGATTGCCGAAATAGTCGATAGATTCATTCACGCTATCAAATCTCTTTAACTTTCCTTTAGATGTAATCCCAAACGGATTATTTTTAGTCCTGTAAGCATTACTTGTAAACCATCCGCTTTCTTGTATAGCTACAGCCTTTGCGAATGTGGCCGAAACCCCATATTTTTGTTCCATTTTGGCAAATTCTTTATCATACATATCGTGTTTAGGTAGTGCCTGTACTGTTGATGTAGACAGTACAAGCACCAACACAATCAATAACACCTTTTTCATGTTTCAACTCCTCTCGGCAATTATCAACTAATAGTTGACAGTTCAATTTCCACTCTCGGATTCTCCTTGTCATACAAAACCTTGCTCCCATCGTGGGAAACGATGATTTTTGAGTTATCATCCTCAATCACATTTGCATTAACCAAAATGTCGCAAGTTCCTTCAAGAAGATTCACAAGATCAACTTTTCTTTTCGTCTGCATATAATAAACGCACTTGAGATTATATGCGCCTGTAAGCCTTAATTTATCCTTGCCTGTAATCTGTCTGTGACAGTCTTTTTCGTACTCCTCAAACGCTTTAGATGGTTTGATTTTATAAAATCCGCCACATTTGAATATTCTCTGACTGTTTTTTTTCGTTCTTGGAGCTCCGTATAAGATTAGTTTCAAATTCGTGTTAATCATCTCTTATATTTTATAGCTATTTGCGATTATTTTGTACTAAATTTCGATTTTAATTTGTTTATAATCTAAATATTCATCATTTAATCTAAAATTGAAATTAGATATGTTTTTTAGTGTTTTATAACCTTTGGTTCTTAATTCCTTTCATAGAGATTACAAACCCACCTGCCATCTGCACTAACCGACTTGCGATTGCCTCATCAACATCAAACAACTCATCAATGCTTTTTTCTGTTGTTGTGATGGTGATCTTCTGCATGTTGTAGCGATAATCAACAATCTCATAGATGTATCTTTTCTGTGCCTCACTTACAGCCCCTTTGAAAAGGTCATCAATTAGCAGTACGGGAATGTTTTTATATTGTCCTATAATGCGATAGTAATACTCTTTGTCCATTGCATTCTGTGATAAATTTCGCACCAATTCCAAATAATTGACATATTTGATGTATTTCCCTTGTTTTGAGTGTTCAAGTAGCATTGCAATAGCCAAATGCGTTTTTCCCGAACCGACTTGTCCTGAGATAACCGCACTCTTATTTTGAACTACACAATCTCTACATTGCTGCTTAACCGTTCTTTGCTCCTCTGTCTTTGCTTTGAAAGAATCAAAATCTCTTGATTTCAAAAAAACACTCAATCCCGAACGTTGGAGCATTTCTTGATATTCTTTAGCAATCCTACACTTACACTTCTCAGAATATGAATAACCATCTTTCTCATAAAAGATGAATCCAATGTCATTGCATAATTTACAAGTTGCAGTAGAGATATCCATATTTTTCGTCTTTTGGTTCATTGCTCTTTTCTCCAGCACTTCCTGTAGTTGTGTCATCGTCTAAACTCCCCCTTTCGTAAACGTCTTGCCAGCAATGGTCTATTGAGGCATTTAATAGCTTGATTTTTTTGTTGTCATCACCAGCGCTTAATTTATCCAGTTTGTTTAATAGCCTTGTTACTGTGCTTTTAGTGGTAATAGGTTTTTTAATCTGCTTTCTCATGTCAACAAATTCAGATAGAGTCTGCTGTAATTCTTTATTGTCTGTGTAAGAAAAAAATAAGTCATCAGTAGAAAAGGATTTATTCCTTTTCGGTCTTAATTCTTTTTCTTTTATTTTTTCTTTTTCTTTTTCTTTTTCTTTTTCTTTTTCTTTTTCCCCCTGGTGTATGCATATGGTATGCATAGGGTATGCATAGGGTATCAATTCTGTTTTAATTTGTTCGATAAATTCTTGTGTTTTCAATGTTTCCAACTCTTTTTCAATACACTTCAAAACTGTGTTTGATTTTATCCAGTTATATTTGTAATAATTTGTAATAAAAATTTCACAATTTGTAATATTGTATTTTATTTTTCCGTAATCTATAAATCTATTTATAAGTTTGTCTATAGTCTCTACGTTATAACCTGTTTCAAATTCAATCACTTTTTTTGGTAAAACATAACATCCTATTTGGTTCACTTTTGTATTTGTCAAAAGATACAAATAAAAATATTTTTCTTCAGGTGTTAAGCTTAAAACGAAATCATCTTGCCAAAATTCAGTTTGAACTGCTCTATACTTTGCCATGATTAACTCCTTTTTTATCAGTGAAAAGCCATATTCCTTTAAACTCCATCCCTAATCACCTCTTAACAATTTTTCATATTGCAAAACATCAATATCTTCCTGATAGGCTCTATCTATCAGAACTTCAATAAATCTTGCCATCTCCTCTTTGGTAAATTGAGAAGTACCTAAATAGCACCGATAAAGTACTGAGTTACCTCTCTTCTCAACCTCTTTAACCACTCTATAAATATCTTCCAATCTTGGTTTTGCAACTTCCAAAGTTTGAATGTAATCCGTCTTTATCTTTGCCTGTTCGATAATCTGACAATAGATATTCATTTCATCCGAACAATAGCCGTTTATCTTCTCATCAATCATTGAGATGATCAGCCAAATGTATCTGTTCTGCTTCAATGTCCTTTTATCTTTTTGGCGTTTAATCTCAAGTTTGACAACCTCTCCAGGAGCAAACTGTTTCATTTTTTCAATATCATGTCCAGGTAGTATAATTTTGAGTTCTTGTCCTCTTAATTCTCCAAGCCTTGCATAACTTATCATTTTTTGTATCTCCTCATGTCATCCGTAAAGTTTGGATAGAATCTATCTAAATAGTTTTTAACCTTATTCAATAACTCTTTTCTCTCTGTGCTTTGGTCTAATCTCCTATGACAATCCATACATAGAGTTACAATATTTTGTTCAATCCCTAATCCGCTTTTTGCTCTTGATATATAGTGAGCGTTCGGCATTGCGGAAGAGGATCCGCACAAAATACATCTGTGCCTGTCCCTCTCCCATACTGTCATTTTAACTTTTTTACTGATTGTTAGCTCTTTTGTTCGTCTGTTCATCACATTTTAGAAAGCTTCTTCATAGCTTTATCAAATTGTTCAAATGTCAATGTGTTAATAGGTTGTTGATATGCTTTTTCGATATCAACATTCTTCATCTTTGCCAACTGCAACAAATCTCTCAATTGTTCGGTTGTAATTATTTCGTTCGGATTAGGAGCTTTATTGATTGTTTTGCTATACTTTGTTCTGTCGCTTTGCCAGTATACATCTGCACCGACTCCCAAAGCTTTACACGCCACACTAATAGCGTCAGTAAGTGCCATTTTGTAGCTTTCGTCTGAAATATACATCCCTTTTGATTCTTTGGAAACCTGCATACTTCCCCCGATTCCTTGTATCGGTTTTGACCAATCATCACCGATTTTGACATACAAGTTAATCAAAATGTTTGTGATGATTTCTCCTGTTTCCTGTTTATCAAGCCATTTTTCCTCAATCGTGTAATACCAACCGGTTCCACACGGACCGAATTGTTCAGTTAAAGCCTTAATTCGCCACATCGGATTGATGTCCGTGAAGCCTTTTATTCTTCCGGCGGCGATTTTTTTCTGTGCATTTTCAGGAACTTCTCGCACTTTTTCGTAAATATCAAGATTGTTCATACTATCCCTCTTTCTGCAATCTACTTAAATATAATACTTTCCGATTCTTTGAGAGAGATTCCGTCAATTACCTCTCCATTTTCCAAAGCCTTTTTCAAAGCAGTTTTATCTGCTGTGTAGGTTGGTTTTGCGTAATCCTCTCCCAGCTTACTCAAGTCTACAGAATCATCAATCTGTACACTTTTTGTGTGAGTGAAGTAAATAGTTCCAAAGGTGTTTTTTACCTTTTCCATGCCTAATTTTTTCAAACAATCCGACACATAACCTTTATATCTGTCAAATGCGTTTTGTTTTGATTTTTTCATAGCTTGTAGGCGTTTTATTTCATTGTCGATAGTTTCTATCTCCGCCTTGAAATTACGGGTAATATGGAGCAAATTTCCCTCTTTACTTTGTAATTCTTCTGTGATTGCCGATAAGATTTGTTCTTTTGTTTCTTCGTTAAATTCTTCGCTTTCGATTATCTCTTGATAATCGTTAATCAATTCGTACAGCTTCATCCTAGTTCTCCCTTTCCCATCCTGTGATTCCGTGCACTATTGTTTCCCCAAAATCAGCTATAAATTCACTTGTGTATTCCCCTTCTTTTTCCTGAATCTTTGCAAATTCGGACAATTCATCAAGATTCAAATAACCGACATTTTTCAACTTTATTTCATCAATATTCAACTCAACTCTAAAACCTGTTTTGTTTGCAAATTCGTTCAAATTACTTTGTGCTTCTTGTAATAATTCAACTGCTCTAATTAACTTATATACAGACTTCATTTGATTTCCTCCTTGTTATATGCTATAATTACTAATCGTTTATTTTTTTATTGGACTTTGGCACTTCTTTTGTGTCGAGTCCTTTTCTTTTAAATAACAATTTGGACAGATGTAATAATTCAGTTTGCGCTTTGACGCTAACACACTCACAGTCCACCAAAGATTGCATTTCTTACATCTTGCCATCATCAAAATACACCCCTTTCATTTTCAAGAACCTGTATACAAAATAGCTATATAGAGCAACCTCGCCCCAACCAATGATAAGGTAGGCAAAAAGTAAGCCCCAAAATCCAAAGCTTACATAAAACCAAGACCAATCCAAGTCTTGCATAAACACCAATGCAAGTAGCCACATCCACCACATCTATTTCACTCTCCTTATTGATATATTTCTGACATTTCCCACCTTTGGTACTTTCTGAATGTCCAGCCACTTATCTAAATCATCTTTCAGATAAGTAATCGGATTGTTGGACACCCTCGGCGGAAGTAAGTCCTTATTCTTCTCAATCCAACTTGTGGATTTGCCAATATACTCTGCAGTTTCTTTTTTGTTAAGTGTCTTTTTGTAGCTTGTCGGCACTTGATTCCCAAAAAACTCTTTTAGACATCCCATCACAATTTTTCTAATTTCCTCTTCCATAATTCACCTCTAATCAATCGGATATATGCCTTTCCAGCCGTTCTTAATCGACCTCAATAACATTTCAACTTTTTCAAGGTCATTCTTTGAATAACTTTCCAAATCTTCTTTGAGATTCTCACATTGTTTTGGTGCAAATCCTTTCATTTGACAAAAATAATCAAACAAAACATCTGTGATTTCCTGAATCTTGTTTAAATCAAAATTTCCTTTAAGCCTCCTAGGACTTCTTTTAATTCGTTGTTTTGGATGAATGTCAATTGAATCTTTATCAACATAGAATTGTTTGATTATCATCCTGATTAAAGAAGGATGTTTAATACCTTTTCGTTTGCAAAAATCATCCATAATTTTATAAGTACTTTCTGCCAAAGGAACTCCTCTTGTCATAGGATTTTCAAATCTTTTTCTCTTCAATTCAGACTCAGCTTGTTTACTGTAAACTTCATCAAGCTTATCCATGTAATATTCAATCATTGCTTTAAGGAGATTTGTGGTAGTTGCATTAAATTCATCCGCAGCCTGATTTAATTCAATGAGTTGTTTTTCGCTAAAAGTGAAATTAGCTTTTGTAGTTTTCACATTATGCACCTCTCTCAATCATAGGAAGAATTTCAATCCCTTTTAGGAACTCATACAAGAACAATCTTCCTTTTTGTGTCCAGTAGGTGTGCGTTTTTGAACCTTGCGTTCCATCTGTTCGGTTATAGTTCTGTGTCTTTGTCTGCGTGTATCCTTTATCTTGATACTTTGCATACAAGAACCAAACTCCGCCTTGTTTGTATTGGATTCCATTTTGTCTCAATTTTTCGTTAAAGCCTTTTGCAGCCATTCCGTAATCCTTTGCAATCTCTGTAACAGATAACAAATCTGCACATTGTAGAACCAAATCGTAATAGGTTGCTTTCGGTTTTAATTCAGCAATTTGTTGCTGTTGCACTTTGTTTTCAATTCTTAGGTTATTGATTGTTTCATCAGCAATCCGTAAAGCTCTTGCCATAATTTTTTCAGGACTGTTGTATTCTTTTTCAACCTCGATAAAGTATTGTCTTGCTTGTTTTCCTTTTTCACTGCGTTGGATCATAGCGATTTCTTTTGCCATGTCTAATTTGATGATGTGGTCGGTCGATGGTCTGCCGCCTTGAGGTTTTACTGATTTTTGAGTAAAAGTTGAAAAATCAACATTTTCAGTAAATCCATACTCAATCATTCTAGGGAACCAATCGTTATATCTTTCCTTTACTTCCAAAAACTCATGCAGTTCTCTGCCGGAAATACATGGTTCTTGTTGTTCGTTAGTTGTAACTTTTAATAATTCATTCATTTTTCGTTTTCCTCCTTTTCTTGCGTTTACGTAATATTTTAATTAAAAAAAATTGATTCCTTTTCATCAAGTGATAGATTCAAATAATCGGAAATTGCTTGGATTTCATCCCTGTAAAAGTCGCTACTTCCATTCATTTTACGATAAAGCGTCGCAAGATTAACATTAAGAATTTTCGCTATATCATCTTTTGATTTTTCATACTTCAGCAAGGCAATCTCAAATTCTTTTTTAGAAAACATATATTTTTCCCTCCTTTCTTTTTTGCGTTTACGTAAGTACATAGTACGCCAACTTTTTTAGTATGTCAATACGAAAACGCAATTTTTTTATTTTTTATATCAGATTTGTTGCAAAAACGCAAAAAATAACCTATAATATAAGTAGAAAGGAGGTAATCATAGATGAAATTTAAGGACAAAATAAAGACCCTTAGGTTGAGTAGAAATTTAACAATGGATGAGCTTGCGAAAATGGTTGGAGTATCTACCCCAACGATACAAAGGTATGAATCTGGAGAGATAAAGAATGTTCGCAGAGATAAAATTTACAATCTCTCAAAAGCTCTCGGAACAACTCCCGCCTACCTAATGGGCTGGGAGGATGAGATATTCCACGACTCAGACATCAATGAATTAAATGATTTTTTAGATGAGTTTGGTATAACGATTAAAGCAGTTAATGAAGAAGATCCGGATTGGGGAGTTTTTTACAACGGAGGCTATGTGCGGATTGACGTGGAGGATTTGTGGAATCTATACCAAAAATCAGACACAATGGATAAAACAGCAATAAGTGAAGAATTGGATTGGATGGTTTCAAAGTCCCCAAAACGGGAAGAAAAACTAAGTTATAGTGAATACCCATACATACCTGACGCAGTAGCAGCGGGTATTCCCGAAACGATAGATGGAATGTCGAATCTGCCTAAAATTCCAATAGCTGATGAGATTTTAGGCAAATATGCACGAAGAAAGAACATCATAATCATGCGTGTAAATGGAGAGAGTATGAACCGAGTTATCCAAAACGGATCCATCATAGGTGTCTACACCGATATAGACGCCAAAAACCTAAAAGATGGGGATTTAGTAGTATTTAATCACGATTATAACTACTCACTAAAAAGATTCTACAAAACTCCGGAACTTTTGATTTTTAGACCGGATAGCACAGACACATCTTTTACGGACATAATCTATAAGGTAGATGACGATGTAAGGATTGTAGGAAAAGTAATCATGAGCAGTATAAATTATAAATAAAAAAGAACACCAGAAGAATTACCCGTTATTATTTTAGGAAAAGTTATTGAATCAAGGAGAAAATTTTAAGGAGTTGATAAAATGAATGGTAATTTTATTTATAAAGTAAACGAAATACATCAAAAAAACCTATTATCCTCTACAGATTTACAACAGTTAGAGAGAGCGTTAAACGATGCTTTTCGAAGTTTGGAAGAGGAAGGGAACAAACCTACAAAAAAAGAGATTTTTGTTTACACTCTATTTTTATTTATTCCTCTTAATTCAGGAATGGCGCTTTTGTGTTCTCCTATATCAGGGATGTTTACACAATTTTTAAGTGTAGAGTTTTCGTTATTTTTTCAAATTGTTATTGCCGGTCTTTGTTCCTGTGCTATAACATATAAGCTATTAAATCAGCTATATCAGTCAAGAAAAGTAACATTTCATATGCTTTTTATTTTTAATATCGTTCAAGCTATATGTACATTTGTATTGCTTTCTATTGCGATTTTTTCATCATCTATAGGAGAAACAGATTTCCTTACAACTTTATATACAACACAAAGAAATATAAGCACATCATTTTTTGTAGTATTGAGTATAATATTTTTTATTCTTTCAAAAAAGGCAGATAATTATAATGAGCAGAAAAACAATTAAAAAACTTATATATCCGTTATTTGTTATCATATTAGTTAGTTATTTTTTTTACAATCATATATATAATCCTTATGTATATATTGCTAAAAACGGCACAAAATACCATACCTCAAGCAGTCCGTACTATAGAGCACATCCAAATGAATACACTAAAATCCGACTAAAAGAAGCAGAAAAATTACACTATGAACCTTGTTTGAAGAATTAAGAATGCACTTTAAAACAAAAAAAAGAGTAGTCATATAGACTTACTCTTTTTTTGGAGGGAATCATGAATCAACGTATATTTCACTAATATAGTCATATTATACCATTTTTTTACATAAAAATCAAAGAAAGGTGGGAAAAAAACAATGTCAATAGATAAAAGAAGTAAAGGAGTGTATCGGTTCAGAATCCAGCATAACAAACATTCATACACTACCACATTTTACGGCACAGAAAAACAAGCAAAGTTAGAACACGAAAAATTTAAGATAGCAGTAAAAAGCGGAAACATTAAGAGGGAAAGTACAATCACGCTTGGCGAACTGTGGGATATGTATTTAAAGAGCAAGAATTTAAAAGCTAATACTTTGTTAAGATACAACACAACAAGAAAAAGATTATCTTTTCTATTAGATATTGCGGTAGCAGATATAACACCTTTAATTATAGCGGAAACAAAATCTAAATGTAATAGCTATTCCTATTTAACAACTTTAAAAACAATATTAAATTATGCGGTAGAGTTGGAAATTATAGAAAAAAATCCATTTACAGCCAAACTTGAAAGGAATTACAATCCTAAATATGAAGAACTTTTGACAAAAGATCAAATTGCTACCCTCATCAACGCACTTTTTGAAAACAGGAATAAAAGAGTATGTACTCTACTATTAGTACAACTTTTATGCGGACTTAGAGTGTCTGAGGCAAGAGGACTAAAAGTATCAGACTTCGACTTAACAAATCTCAGCGAATTAAAAATACAAAGGCAGTATACAGCAACTAAAATAACCGATGATTTTAAAGAAATTAACGGAGATAGCACAACTAAAACACAATCAAGTAATAGAGTAGTCTATATCCCATCGATTCTACACGATAGACTGAAAGAAGTTATCACAGAATCAGAAGGAAAATATCTTTTTTCGACAGATGGTAACGCACCATTTGCAATAAGAACTGTAAATGGTCGATTGCAAAAAATTTGTAAAGATTATAGCTTGCCACATCTATCATCACACAAACTACGTGCTTTATTTACTACTCTATCTATCTACTCAGGAATCGATGTAATGTCGATTTCAAAAACATTAGGTCACACCAGCACTAGCATGACAGAAAGATATTTAAAATCTATAAATTCAGAGACAAAAAAATCGTACCAAAAAATAAATGATACGGTGATAAAATTAAAAAACTTGTCCTAAAATTGTCCTTGATAAAATTTATATTCTATGTAAACATTGAAATAACAGTTGTTTTAGAGTTGTGGTGCATTATTCATATAATAATGGATTCACATTGCACCTCATTTCTATTCGTTGCATAGAGCCATAATTTATAA